GGCTGGCCCGTGACGATCGTGACCGCGAGCGGTACCGGGGTGCCGACGCCGTTGCCGCGACAGAATTGCAGCACGGAGCCGGATTGCTCCAGCGCCCAGCCGACAGCCCCGTTCGCGAACTCCGCGCCGTTGCTCTTGCGCAGAATGCCGCGCGTGCCGCTCAGCGTGGCGGGCTGGATCAGGCACTCGATGGTGAAGTCACTCGAGCCCATGTCGTAGATCGACATCCCCGTGAACGTGTCGACGCCGTCGTCGATCCCGTCCGCGAGCATCGCGGTGTCGCGGTCGCCGCTGATCAGGCCCGGCGTTCCGAGTTGCGGCGAGCCCCGATAGGTGCCCGGGTGATCGTTGCCGCTGCTGTCGAAGGCGGTCGGCGCGCCGGCCACTTCGCCGAGGCGCCAGTAGCCGATCGGAGTGTCCGCGAGGACGACGGAGGGGTACGACGTGAAGTCGAGATGCAGGCCGTGGGCGATGCAATTGAACGAATCCACGACGCCATTCAGCTGATCCGTGGCCTTGATCCGCATCGCCACCAGCGAGAGGCCCGGCAGATTCACCGGCGCGCCCGCGCCGAACGTGCGCAGCGAGGACCAGACGCTCGAGTTCTTCAAGAGCGGATCGGTCGAGTCGGCGGTCGTCCGCGTGAGGCGCACGTCGTACTGACCATTGGTGACGGTCCAGCGCAGGCCGTTGCGCGCGAGGCTCTGGCGGGCGTCAGTCGTGACGATGGGGGAACCCGGCGCGGGCAGCCAGGTCGTCGCGCCGACGAGGCGATATTCGACGGTGACGCTGACGGAGGTCACGAGCTTGGCGCCGCTGTTGTCGAACTGCACCAGCCCTTCCGGGAACGCGAGGTCGATCGAGAGCTCGACGGCGTTGGTGGAGCTCGTGCGGATGACCGGCGCCCCCGCGAGCAGCACCACCGCGAGCGGCGCCTCATTGACGTCGGTGGTGTAAAGCGTGAGCGGCGGATCGCTGGGATAGCCGACGCGGATCTCGGTCTCGACGCCTTGAAAATTCTCGATGGCGGTGTCGCCGATCTTCAGCTCCTCGATCTCGGTCGGGCCCAGGCCGACGCAGAAGAGCAGGCGCAGGTACTGATCGGCGCCCACCATTTCCGTGAACGGCATCGCGGCATAGGGCGGGAAGACCTTGTGGCGCCCGAAAATCCGCGGCACGACGTTGTAAGGGCGCGCGGTGTTGGTCTGGCCGCTGATCGAGAGCGCCGGACTCTCGGGCGCGTTCTGGTTGACGGCCCCGGCGAGCGCTTTCATGGTCGGTGTCTTCGCGGGCGGGATCAGCATATTGATTACGGATGACAGCACCAGCGAGACGCCGAACGAGATCAGATAGGGCGACGCGAATCCGGCCCATGTGCCTGAGATCGCAAAGCCAACAACAATCAACAGAATGCCGGCGATGAGCGTGCCGATGTTCTTGCCCTGCCCGCCGCCACCGCCGCGCGGCACGACGCGCACCAGCACGTGGGCCCCGCGCTTCGGCCGCACGACTCGGTAATACTCCGGATACACCAGATCGCCATTGACGAAGACGCGCACCGGCGTGCCCGGCGGGATGCCCGCGAGTTGTAACAACTCGGCGATGGTCAGTCCATCCGGCCGCACGAGCTCGCGGTGCTCGGTGGTGAATGGCCGGTCGAGGATCTGGACCGGCGGCGGGTCGAGCGTCTCGATCATGCGAGCGCCTCGTGGCGATAGAAACCGACGACGCGCCGCTTCCAGCGGGGCCCATCGACGCGCTCGATCGTCGAGGTCGACTGCACCTCGCTCACGTGCAAGAACTCGGTCGCCGTCACCATCACGCCGACGTGCCAGGGTCGATTCATCACGCGCAGCACAATGCCATCGCCGGGGCGCGCCTGGTCATCAAGGACGCGCCGCCAGCCGTCGGCCGGGATGCGGCCGGCGATGAGCGTCGCCACCTGATCCATTTCTTGTGATGAGGCGTAGTCACCGACATATGAGGGCAACTCAAGGCCGAAGACCTCGCGGAGCACCAGCACGCACAGGCCGTAACAATCGCACCCCGCCAGCGAGCGGCCGCCGTCTTGAAACGGGATCCCCACATACCGCGCGGCCCACTCGGGAATCATGGGAAGAGGCCCGCGAACCATTCGGGCGTAAAGCTGTACTGCATAAACGGTTCGTTCAAGATGTCTTCCGGCGCGAGTGTTCCCGTGATCACGAGCGCCGTGTAATCGACCCCGCGCAGCGTGAAGTTGAAGGGGCCGGCCTCGACGGTATCCGGGGAGAGCGCCAGCACGACCTCGAGCGTCACCATCGGGGCCGTCGTCAACGCCCGAATGCCCTGCATGATCTGGCGGTCGACGTTGTCGATCTGGAGCTGGACCGTCGGCAGCGAATCCTCGCGCTCCTCGGGCAGCGTCACCTGGAACGGCCAGCCGCGATAGGTGTTGCCGCGACTGACCAGATCGACGGTGTCATTGACGAAGTAGAGCGTCTCAGCGAAGTCCGAATGCGCGATCGTCACCAGCATCAGAAACGCCTCGCCGGTTTCCTGCGCGGTGAGGGCGCGGACCGCCGCCGCCGTCAGTGCGCGCGGACTCAAGGCATGATCCGCAGTTGCAGGTCGGCGACGAGGACGTCGACCGTGTCCACCTCTTTCTGGCGATAGCGCAACCCGTTGGGCTGCGGCAGGAAGCGAAACGTGGCGGGCTGGCTCGTGATCGGATGGATCCAGTCGAACGTGAGCGCGCCGCCCTCCAGCGTGGTGACATAGAAGTCATCGAGGATCGCGCGCTGCGCATGGGTCAGGACGATCGAGCCCGAGACCATGCGATAGCCCGCCGTGTAGCGACGTCGCGCCTTCGGCGGTCCGGCATCCATCTGCGTCTCGAGCATCAGATCGGGCGGTTGTTCGGTCGCGCCGGGATCTTGAAGGAATCGCTGCGGCAGCGCCGAAGGCCAGACGGCCGGGGCCGTCGGCGGCGGGGGCGGCGGCGGCACCGTGACGACATTGGAATAGGGGCCGCGATTCCCCGCGGCATCGACGGCCCGCACCCGATAGGTATAGACCGCGCCCGGCGTCAGTCCGGCGTCGGTGAAGATCGTGTCGGGGATCGGCATGCCCGGGAGCTCGATGCCGTTGCGCTCGACGAAGTAGCCGGTGACGCCGACGTTATCGGTCGCCGCATCCCAGACGAGATTCGCCTGGGTCGCGCTGACGAGCGTGACGACCAGATTCTGCGGCGCCGTCGGCGGCGTCGTGTCCGGCGCGCCAAAGGTCGTCGCGTTGGTGATCGTCGAATACGGCCCCCAGTTGCCGGCGGCATCCTGCGCCCGCACGCGATACCGATAGGTCGTGCCGGCCACGAGGCCCCCATCGTTCCAGGCAGTGCCGGGGATCGGCATGCCGGACACGGGCGCGAACGCGAACGTGCCCGCCCCCGTCGAGCGCTCCAGCGAATACGCCGTGACGCCGACGTTGTCGGTCGCCGGTCCCCAGGAGCAGTTGATCTGAAAACTACTGATGGGCGACGCCGTGATCACGCCCGGCGCGGTCGGCGGCGTCGTGTCGGCGGACGGGACGGTGACGGTCACCGTGTTGGAGTAGGGGCCGCGGTTGCCGGCCAGGTCGGCGGCCCGCACGCGATAGCTGTAGGGGGTATCCAGCCCCAGCCCGCTATCGGTGAAGGTCAGCGCCGTGATCGGCATGCCGGGGAGCTCGACAGTATTCCGCTCGACGTAGTAGCCGGCGATCCCGACGGCGTCGGTCGCGGGCCCCCAGGTCAGCATCGCGCGTGCCGGAAGCTGCGCGGGCGTCCCCGCCAGCGTGCCGGGCGCCGACGGCGGCGTCGTGTCAGGCCCCGCCGGCAATTCGGCCAGGAAGACGTCGGTCCGCGCGGTGCCATTCATGTCACTGTTGAACAGGACGTAGGCGCCGTCGGGACTGAACTTCGCGAAGGCCAGCCGCGCGTAGGTGCTCGAGACGCTGTAGGGATGCACGAGCGCACGCCGTTCGCCGTTCGCGGTCGCGAGAATGACGCCGCCCGGGAAGAGCCAGGCCACCGTGTCGAACGGCGGCGCGGATTCGAGGCCCCCGTACATGTAGTCGATGAACCACTGATCGTCGAGCGCCGCGTCGGCTTGGACCCAGTTGCCGCCGCAGTGCAGTGGAATGCCCGAGCACGTCCCGCCCGCGAGCACGACCTGACTGTTCACCACGCTCGGATCCAGCTGCCAGAACGGTGGCGGATAGGCACCGTCCCACTGCACGCCCGCGAAGCGCCGACGCAGCGAGGCGTTATGCGCGAACGGAATGCCGGTCCCGCCGGCGTTGTTCGGCGGGAGCCGCGGCGCGGCCCACGTCATGGTGTTCGTCAACCAGTCCCAGAACACGACGGCGGCGTGGCCGCTGGTGCCGGTACCGGTGACGAAGGCGACATAGCGCCCCTCACGATCGACGCGCGGCTCGTTCACGACTTCGGTGCCGAAGAGTCCGCCCGACCCCGTCTGGACTTTCTTGGTGCCGGTGCTCGGCTCATAGCCGACGACATCCGGGCCGTTCACGCCCCGCATCCAGACGAAGAACGCGTCGTTCTTCGACTGCTGGAGCCAGCACGGGAACAAGCCGGTCTCCGTCGCCGGCCAGCCGCCGCCGGTGACCTCGGTCATCGTCCGCACGTCGAACCGCTTCACCGCGTCGTGCGTGCAGGTGTAGGCGTAGTAGGGCGTCGCCGGGTTCTGGCTGAACGAGAACGCGATGTCGATCCACGGCATGAGGGCCGTCGGGATGATCCGCGCGTTGCTGACGCCGCTGCCCGGCGTGAAATCGATCAGCCACCAGCTGAGTGAATTCTGGTCCCGCACCAGGATGGTGCGCGTCGTGCCGGTGTGCGGCAGCGAGACCTCGGCGCCGCCCTCCGCATAGTCATGCGCGAAGCCGGGCGTGTTCGCGAGCGGAAAGCTTGGGCCTGTGAGCTTGTAGACCCGGACGCCCGTCGTCGGGTCGAGATAGGTCGCGCCCGCCGCCATCGCCGGGACGTTCAGGGCCGTGTAGGCCGTGAGCAGCGGGTGCTGCGTCGTCGTCGCTTGCGGGAGCAGCGTCGGATCCGGCCACGGCGGTGGTCCGCCGCCCATATCCGCCGCGCTCCAGGTGTCGATCGCCGCCAGCGGGGCGCTCGAGCTCGCGCCCCCGAAGCCCGGCGCGCCGCCGCTGAGCTCACCGTCCGACGTCGTGAGGAGCGTCGTGCCGTTGACGGTCAAGGTCAGCGTCGAGCCGCTCGCCGTCAGGCGAATGACGTCATTCGCGGCCATCGCCTGCGAGCTGTGCGTGACCAGCAACGTCCAGACGGTCGAGCCGGTGGCGCTCGAGACTTTCCAGATGCGATAGATGGCACCGCCGAAGTCGTTCGGGTCCATCCCGGCGGCGTAGTACGAGCGTTGCCCCGCCTGGCAGCGCACGCGCACGCTCAGATCGAAGACCGACGTCGTGAGGACGGTCGCTTGCGACCAGTGGTCGCTGAGATACGTCTCGCGCGTGCGGCGGTGGCCCTCGGGGCTGCCGCTGGTGATGCGCCATGATCCGCCGGAGACGGCGCCGGTGGCTTCGCCGGTCTGGACGGCCCAGTTGGTGGCGAGCGTGTCGACGCTGAAGTCGTCCGCGCCGTTCGCCATCTAGCGCTGCGTCGGCACGCGGCGCGTCGCGTAGGGC